AGTTGTACCCTCTAGCACCATAATTGGTGTTGTTCAATGCAAATGCCAGCACGAAGGCGACATCTTTGGAACATTTAAATTTATCCACAATATGACACCAAGTGTTAACGATACCTGCTTGGAACTGTGGGGCTCTGAACATAAACAATGCGAGCATCACTCGGTCCGAAGGGGCATTACATCTTACCTTGAATCCGTGTTGCATTGCATAGTGATTATCGGGACGATCAGCTACCATGTTACCGAAGTATGGTAAGCTTAGTAGGTAGTCCCACCATCGACCTGCTCTGTCCCAATCCATTGATTCATTCATCGAGACTTTCTCAATGCTTTTGTTTGCGGTTGAATCCCACTTGCATTGCATGAAGGGTAGGTACTCTATGTAGTCTAACCTAGCATGAGAGATGTTGTGGGTTGCTCCATTGACTGAAGCGAAGCAGGGTTTACTAAGGTACTTAAGGGTACGATAGTCACTAAGGTGAACATTGAATGAAACAGTCATATCATTTATCCTCTTGGTAATACAGGCACAAGCCTGTGTGTAGAATTAAGATTGTAATACCTAAAACACTAGCGTCATTTAATAACATATCAAAGACCTCCGTAAGAATTTACTTGAAAGCTTATCGGCTTCGGTTTCAAATTGTTTCCAAGGTGAAGATTTTGAACGTGGTCTTACGGGCCTTACGTGTTCATCACGTATGACAGTGTTTGAGTTTATTCGATTACTCAATGACTTTTCTTTGATATCGAGTATTATTGAGAGTTCTCTGAGGGTATACATTGCATCATAGACAAGCCTATCGTGGCTTGATTGGTTGCGATAGAATCTTAGGGACCTTGGCATTTGCCTGCCTCCATTTGGTTGTTGGTTGATTTTGCATGTATGTGTTGTCGGTTAGAACAAAAAAAAGGGCAAGCACCCACGAAGGAGTGCTCACCACTAGGGGAAGAATTAGAGACGCACCGAAGTACGCCTCATGGGGTTAGAACAACTCTGCTGAAGCTTTAGAGTCTGATTCTACTTCAAGACCTAACAGGGCTGATGAAAGACGATCTTGTTTAGATTGCTTGACATTGAAGTCAAGGGCACGTATTGCAACAAGTCTAACATTAGTACCAGCTTTGAACTTGGTACCATCTTTACGAACACCTGCAGGGTAATCACGAAGCTCAAACAACATATGAGCCTTAGCACCATTCTCTAAGTCATCAGTGATGTCTTCACCGTTCTCATCCATAATATCTACAGGAGGAACTTCAACATCCATTGAACCATACTTAGCATTAGTACTATACCAGTAACCACCATCATTGGCTTCTTTCAGACCTATCTCAGCCAGACCTTCACCCATAAGATGAGCTCCGTACTGTAGACCATACTTACCTTGATACGCTCTACGCAACTTACACGCAGAGATAGTTACATTAGGGATTGCTACTTCACGAATTTTAACGTTTGACATATTACTATCCTCTTGGGAATTAACCACTTGGTAAATGAATTTAGGAAGAGCCACTAGGACTCTCCAAGGAGCCCGAAGGGCTCTAAGATTTAACAAAGATATTCACGATGTCACCTCTACTAGATCATCGTCGCTCATGCCTTCGGCAATGGTAGATACGTCGATGTCAGAGTCGAACAGCTTGATACTACCGTCAGCGTTGAGCAATTCGTTGCCATCTTCGTCAACTTTGTAGAACTGTACGTTCCACACTTCGATTGAATAATTTTTTGCCATTAAAGCGTCTCCCCTTTTAATCTACGGCGCAATTCACGATCACACATTTTAGTAGCCCCAGACTTAGGCTTACTAAGGTAATTGATGTGACCTTGAATACTTATAACGAATGCACAGATAACAATTAACAACACCATACCTGATATAATAGACATGGCAAATAAACCCCAAGGGTCATTAAGAACTTCTAACATGATGATACCTCCGATGAGTCCCTAGGGATTCCTAAGGAACTTTAATGATGATGTGTACCTACCAGTATACTGATAGATTCTAATGGATTCTACGGGGTTCTAAGGGGCTACCCTGAGGTCTCCCCGAGACCCCCTCACACTAGCAGGATTCTACAAGGACTCTAGGGATACCCAATAGAACCTCACAGGAGCCCAAAGGGCTCTAGTTACTACAGGGTGACCCAAGGGAATTACAGGGAGTACTGAGGGATCTGAGGGGGGTCTGAAGTATATACAAGGTACCTGATATCATGGGGTATTATCTATGTCCTCCCTAAAGACCCTTACAGCTCTTACAGCTCTTACAGCCCTTAAAGATTCAATTCGGTACCTTATAGAGAGAGAGTATACGTAGGAAGATACAAGAGACGTAGATATGTATTGCTTAGGGTATGAAGGGGCCCTAGGATCTTATAGCACTTTATAGGCTATATTAAAAATATATAGATATCTATTTAGAGGATACCACCCCCTTCCCCCTTAAGGGTCTATGGGTAACATCCTCGACACGGCAAGAACCCTTAGAGAAAGAAACCTTAGGATAATATTCCTATGGTACCTCTCTCTCTGGTAACCTTAAAGGTTTAACAGAAGCTAGTGAGACTAGTTAAAGGTCTGGGAGGACTACCAATGGATAACAAGAAGAAGCTAGCGTTAGCTAAAGAAGCCCAAAGGCGTAAGAAGCTAGTACAGTACGAAGAGGACTTTGAACAGTTCTCTAAAGAACAAATAAAGATTTTAACTAAGGATAGTTCTAAAGGTTTTGTACCCTTTGAGTTTAATGATGCTCAAAAGATTGTTAATGAAAAGATTGCAAAGCAGCTTAAAGAAACAGGCCGTGTCAGGGCTATAATCCTTAAGGGTCGTCAGATGGGCTTATCGACCTTTACGACTGCCAGAGTATTCTGGAAGTCCTACTTTAATGCATACAATAAATCAGTTGTTATGGCTCATGACTCAGCCACATCTGATTCCCTCTTTACCATGTCACGTAATACTATTGCTAACATGCCTGAAGAGTTTAGACCAGTTTTTAAGAAGTCCAATGCCAAAGAAATTATGTTCGAGCACAACGAATCGGGCTATAGATTATACACGGCAGGATCTCCTGAAGCTGGTCGAGGTACAACTCCAACCATTGCTCACCTCTCTGAGGTAGCCTTTTGGACCCATGATGAGAAGATCCTTGCAGGTCTCTTTCAGGGTATATCAGAAGCTGATGGTACTGAAGTTATACTAGAGTCTACCGCTAATGGTGTGGGTAACGAGTTCCATAGATTATGGAAAGGCGCATGTGAAGGTGAGAATGATTACCTTCCTATATTCGTTCCCTGGTACTTGATGACGGAATACAGAAGAACAGTCCTTGAATCCGAAGAGTTCCAAGAGACCCTTACAGATGAAGAAGTACAAATACAAGAATTACATGGTCTTGATTTGGAACAGCTTTACTGGAGGAGATTGAAGATCGCTGAGGGTGGGCTAAGTAAATTCCGACAAGAATATCCATTAACACCTGAAGAGGCTTTCCAAGTCTCTGGTGCTAATGTGTTTAACCTTGAGAAGCTACAGTCACTTGTGTCTTCTTCTATAATGAAGAGACAATCATTTAAGTTAGAATCATCAACCTTTGAGGATCACTCAGAGGGAAACTTAGAGATATTTCAATATCCCAAGTTTGATGATAACTTTGTTATTGGTGCTGACTGTGCCCTTGGGGTAGGCCAAGATTCCTCTGCTTGTGTTGTTATGAATACAAACAATGAGGTTGTGGCCCTGTACAGAAACAACAGAATAGATCCTACGCAATATGGAGACCTTCTGTTCTATCTGGGAAGATACTACAACAACTCCTTACTGGCTGTTGAATCTAATTCCTTAGGTATAGCCACATTGAATCGTCTTAAGCAGATGAAGTATGTGAACCTATACCATCAAACTAAAGTAGCTAACGTGTCAAACGAGGAAGGCACTCGTCTGGGTTGGAGAACAACTCAAGCTACTAAGCCAATGATTATTGGACATCTTAAGAATGCGATTGAAAATGACGACATCAATCTATCATCCCCACGAATCATCCAGGAATGTATGGATTACGTGGCTGATGCCAATGGTCGTACCAATGCTATTAGCGGTTCACATGATGATACCGTTATCGCAACAGCTATAGCCCTTGAGGTTTTACGGACCCACCGAGAACGTTTAGTTCAAAATAAGGTTGGCTTCCAGAATCAGCAGTTTTCTGAGGATGATACTGCTTGGCTATAACTGAAACAGTTTCCCCATTAGTCCTCCAGCTAACGCTGTGGTTTAGGGTGACATACGTGTTTCGGGAAAACAAGTTACAGGAACCTTACTAATTGATTGAATGATGGATTGTGTTAATCCACTATATATATGAGGATATAAAATGAGAGACCCAGAAGGATATAAAGAAATAGTAGAAGATGATGAACTACTGAACATCATCAGCTCTGAAGTAGCGCAATCACAAGGTAACTTTTTAGACTCTTCTGAACTTTCAGATGAGCGTGAGAAAGCAACTTATGAGTATGCCATGCAACCGATAGGGCACCTAGCACCACAAGGTGTGTCTAAGATTGTATCCTCAGATACCGTGGAAGCAATTGAGGGGTACTCTGCAGTACTTTCAGAACTCCTACTTAATAATAAAAAATTAGCAAAATTTATACCACATTCGCAAACAGCTGTGGATGTGCACCGAGCCCGTATGGCTTCAGATGTTACCAACTATTGTCTATTTAAAAAGAATAAAGGTTGGGAGATTATTAATACCTGGATGAAGGCAGCTCTTCTATGGAAGAATGCTGCAGTAGTTTGGGAGTACGTAGAAGACTACGAATATACATTTGAAGAATACGAAGAGATCTCAGCAGAAGCTTTAGATATGCTACTGTCAGATATGGAGGTTGAGGTAGTCGGTGACCTGTTTATCAACGAAGGTGGTATGTACGAAGATGTACGTATCAAGCGCAAGTGTAATAAGAGTGGGATCAAGATTCGGAACATTG